ATCAACTTGCATGTTAGTCTGCTGTAGATGTTTTCTGAATAACTCAGCAACAAGGCCATCACCAAAATTAGTTTCAACCACGAGCTTAGATACCGCATATTTTTTACAACCTTTTAGAATGTCCAAGAGCGTATTGTCTGAGTATCCATCTCGGTAAGCACGCATTTCGTGCAAGTACAAGATACCGTTGCGTTGCGAGATATAAGCTGCTGTCGTTTCATCTGAGCCACGACCCGACGGGTCAACCGAGCAGATTGTCTCGGTGTAAGAGTCCCAGTCTCCTTGGAGCTGCATTGGACTGTAGAAATAATCTCCAGGTAAACCGACAATGGGTAGGTCTTTGATGACGTTCTTTGGATCTGAGCACCAGATGATGGACTCAGGAGCAGACTTAGGATTGACAGAGGTAACAATAAGGTCTGCACATTTAAGCGGGAATTTGTCAGCATCGGAAAGACTCGTATCTAACATGAACTGCAACATAAAGTTGCTACGACCCATTGACGCTTCACGTTCAATCAGGTCTTCATTATCAAATCTATCATCTGTTACGTCCCACTTCTTTGCACCGTTATCAAGATCATCGACCAGCTGAGGCGCTAGAAGGCCCTCGTAATTCGTTGTCTTACGTGGGTATCGTGCAGGCCAGACAAAGGGCTTGTAAGAGCGTTCTGCAAGCCTCTTATAGACCGTAAAGGTAGTCTGAGGAGTACCTAGGTACATGATTCGACTATCTTCTTTAGGCGTTAGGATGGATTCAGCCTCTGTACAGAGTTGAAGTAGCTTCTCACGCATCAATTCAGTCATTGAGTTACCAGGAACTTCAATGTCGTCAAGAATCATCAGGTCAGCACGAGAGCCAGTAAGCTGACCAGTAATACCGACTGACTTAACAGAAGGAGCTTGGTGCGGTGAGCAATTAATGTCAAATGAAACCCTAGACCATCTGGAATCATCAGATTTAGGGCGCATATGAGCCAACCAGGGTGTTTCAATGATCAGTTTTTGTAGAAAGATTGACATGTTATCCGCCCGTTCTTTAGAGGCGGAGATAATCATTATTTTTTTCTCAGCATCGTTAAAAAGAGTCCAAAGCACAAAAGCCCCAGTAATCCAGGATTTTCCAACACCCCGGAAGGCTTGGATTTGTAAACGCTTTGGACCGTGCTGAAGGTAATCAGCGATTGCATATTGTGCACGGGTTGGATTAGGCAGATCTAGTTGGGTCCATAAAGCCTGCAGAAACAGCTTAAAATCGTCTCTGAGGAGGTCTAAAGTATTCATAGGTACAATCTAGCGTAAAGGGGGTGGAAGGGGCTTGTAGGGGCTTTTAGTTAAGACCCAGCTGTTCAGATAAACCGAACTCAGGAAGCGTGAATTTAACACTACCAAGCCCAAACGATATACGTCCTCCACGCTTGCGTGCTTCTTGGGCACGTTGACTCCCACCATAAATACGTTGGGCGGGTTCAACAACCATAGTAGCCGGACCCACTGCTTGAGCAATAGGAGCAACAGCACGACCAACAGCACCAAGTCTAGGTGCAACACGTTGTGCTACTTGAGCAATCCCTTCTCCAACTACCATTTCAGTACCAGCAGATTGAACAGCACCAATATAGTCACCTTCTTTAAGTTTAGTCATAGCTTCTTCGCTGGTAAGTAATCCACCAACTGAACCTACACCAACTGCACGAAATTTAGCAGCACCATTTTGCATAACAAAAGGTTCATAAAATTTACGAATAGCAGCTTCTACTTGATCACTTTTAGCAGTAAACAAATTTCTACGTACTGCTAATTCTTCAGCAGATTCAAGACCAGTGTATTTACTACCAGCAATAGCATCTAATTCATCCATCAAAGGTTGTAAAGCTTTAATAGATTTTAAACCTTCTGTCCTTTGAATATCCATTTGAGGTGCCATACCCTCAACAGCTTCTCGCCAAGTAGTGGCACCAGGAACATCACCAGTAACTAATTTACCTACTGTAGTGTGTGCCTTAGGTAACGATAACTCTTTGGCTTGAGTAACACCTAATTGAGCAGCTGCACTACCTTCGATACCTTTTAATGCATCACTTTTTAAATGACCAGCTCTAAACAAGCTTTTAAGGTTTTCAGGTACGTTACCCCAAGGACCAAACAATTCTCTAAGGGCAGCACGTGCCTGTTGTCGATTAGCTTGACTTAATTTTCTGAGAGTATCACCACCAGTACGTTGTGCGTAAAAGTGGTGAATAACATCAGACATAAGCTGTTTACGTGACATAGAAGTACCACGACTGCTTTCATCTAGTAAGTTAGATTCAATACTACGAATAGATTGCAGTAGATCTTTAGCAGACATGCCTTCAGATCTAGCCATTTCAAGTAGCTCAGCATACGCCTCAGGGTTAGCAACTAGCTCACCAGAGAATCTTTTAATACGTTTATGTTGACTAGATTTAGGATCTTTTCTTTGTAATTCAGCTTCGTAATCGTTAACAAGATTAACAGCCCATTCTTCTAACTGAGCTAGCTCTTTATCCATTTAAGTAATATACTCCATAATAAGTTTTTCACGGAGTCTATTAACTCCAAATTTGTCTCTCATCCAAGAGAGGACGGGTGTACTTCCTTTGTCCTGATTACAACTGGTACAAGCACAGACGACATTCGTTGCGATGTCCTGCCCACCACGAGAGCGAGGATGGACATGATCAATAGATAATTGAGATAAGTCATAAGTCTTTCCGCAATAGATACATGTGTTGTCGAAATGTTCCTTAATGCTGCGCCTCCACAGGCGCTTAGCTTCTGGAGAGGTCATAACGATTAAGTTGTAGAGGTAGTCGTCAGGGGTAGGAAGTAGTGGAGTCATGCTCGGCCTTTACGTGCTCGGTTTTTAGATGCTGCTTCAAGAAATGTTTTACCATTCTTTTTGTGTGATACATCTTTACCGTCGCCATTACCGTAAGTGCCACGTTTGCGATTCTCCTTGTTTAGTTCAGTACGCTTTTTAATCTGTAGTTTAGATGAGTCGTACTTTTTTTGATACGATTTGTAGTTACCGTTGGCGTATTTAGCGCCACTAAATTTAGACTTTCGGGCCATAAAGCCTCCGTTGGACAAGTTCAGGATCAACAGTAGGAAGGATTGCTGCAAGTTTATCTAGTTGTGTACCTTCAAAAGCGACACCACTGATGTCATTGGTTTTAAGCCAATCACAAGCAGCTTTTAGATCCGCAGTAGTAGCTTCGCCAGACTTAATGCGTGCCAGAAATTCTTTTGTGACGAGGTTGTGGAGTTCATTAAATTGATCCTCAGTAGCTTTTTTCTTAACCATTCTTCAACAGCATTTGATCAAGTTTGTTTTCAATGCGGATCATGTGATCTTCCATTTTCCTCATGGTTACATTAAATTGTTCTTGAGGAACATAATTTGTTGCAACACGGAGTTCAAATGCGTCAACACGACGATCCAATTCTGTTATTCTGTTGTGTAATCGATTTGTAATAGCAGCCCCGCCAGCAATTACTGCCACGAGTGCTGAGACACCAGCTTCAATCATTGATTAGAGATACAATAGGTACAATGTCGTGGCATAACACTTCTACTCGACTACCGGGACGAAATGTGAAGCCAGCTTTCATTATCTCCGTACACTTTAGTGCTCGGACAAGCTCGTAGTCCAGGCGCATCTTTTGCTCATGTCTACGTGCAATTTGTTTACAGGTTTCAACCATTCCGCCATCTAGCGGTACAGAAAATCCAACCTGCACACCAAAATTACTATTACGTTGGTAGCTATCAGTATGTACATCACCACCCATATAGAATGGTTGGAATGTCATTGTAGTACCGTTACAGGAGTTACCGTTGACAAAGTATTGCCGTGATGGTGCTCCGTTATTTTGGAATTGTACAGCTTGGTTGGTTACGTTACCCGTAGCGGCAGCTACAGGTGACGCACTATTTTGTACTGTAGGTTCCTCAGCATACGCAGGAGTCACTGCGAGAAGACTGACAAGGAAGTAGTAGTAGAGACTTGTTGGATTGTTTCGGTTACGTCGATTGTCTCGACGATTCCGGCTGCTCGATCTACAATCTCCAGTTGAAACTGTTCTCCCGCATTGGTTACGGAGAACGTTGTTGAAGAATCTTCGATTGAACCACTGGGTGTTACGTTGGTTCCAGACCATGATTTATAAGTCCCGCCGTACACTTCAGTAGAAATAGTACGGTCAATATCAATTGTAGTTGTGGTAGTAGATTGCATACTACCTTGTGTGAAATTAGGTGTAACGGATTGAGCCGACACAGGTGCTGCCAACAGCATCAGCAAGATCAATTTCTTCATTTGTTTTTTTCACGAGTGATTGAAAAAGTTGCTAAGGTGCCACTAAGAATGGAAGCCACATAAGTTGGATCCATTTTTGGCATCCATCCTGCATAAGATGCAGTTAAGAGTCCGGCAGACCAGCAGAGGACGACGAACTTGATAAATCCGGCTTTCTTTTCGTTATCTTGTTCCATGCCTGTTTAAATACTGGTTTAAATAAACTAACTAGGTGTTTAAACAGTGAAGTAGCGGTTAGGGTGGCAGCAACTGAAACAAAAGCTGTTGTAGCCGCTGTAACCAAGACTTCACCACTTGGTACTGGTAATTCAACATCAGTACCGGGTACTTCAAATGTTTGTACCTCAGGAATTTGAGGCATTTGTGGTAGTGGTGGAGTAAATGGTACAGGTTTAGTTTCCTTTGGAGGTTCATCTTTTGCCTCAGGTTCAATACCTGGAGGCGGTCTAAGGTCGCTAGGAGGCACCACAAGGGGCGTATAAGAGGGCAAATCAGCCCGTGGTACCTCCAGTACCGGACGTGGTAATTTAAGCGGCTCAGGGAGCGTTATAGACGGGAATACCGGCGGCTCACCAAAGTCCATTATTTACCAGGGAAAAGACCGTTACGAATAAACTCGACAGCTTTATCGTCGATGTCGTTGTCAGTAGACTCAGCAAGTTTTTCTAGCATCTCAACAATCAACGCTTTAACACGATCAGATTGGAGGAATTGAAAAAGAATAGGACGAATAAGGGTGATCATAATCCAAAAGGAGATTGAGGGATAGGTTCAACCGACCATCTGCGTCGGAATCGACCATTACTAAGTTCAGGTACTTTCTCTACAAGCATTTCCGTATCTGGATCATACTCAGGAAGAGTACCTTCAGCTACGCTTGTCTTCCACGTACCAGTGGCAGGTGGTTCACGAGCGTATTCAACATCTGACCAAAACAGACGAATGCTTGTTTCAGATGCGGGGTAGTCAACGACTACGTTATCTTTAATTATAGCTTCCATAATAAAAATTAACCTAAAAAGTATTGAATTTTAACCCAGAGAATACTGGTCGATGCCGTTACCAGCGCCACCGCCTACATACAAGTGATTGCCGTCAGGAGAAATATACATGGACCAAGGGAATGTTTCTTGTGTAGCTACAGAAAAATCATCATCAGTGGTGACGCCAATGTCGCTAGTAATATCGTAAGCAGTGGTCATGTTCCATTGGTGTATTTTATCAGCAAGGTTATCTACAATATAAAATCTTGTCCCATCTGGCTTCATGAACAGTCCAAGTGCCGCAGTTGTTAAGTTATTGTATGATGAACTTGTTTGACTGTAGCTAGCGGTTGAAATATCCCATGCCGTAGACAATGTGTATTTGTTTATGTCACTGTTGATGCCATTGATGAACATAAGCGTTCCATCTTCGCTAAAAGACAAACCGCGCACAAAAGCTTCTTGTGTTGAAAGGTCAAACTTTCTGGTGTAAGATGCTGTGCTTAAATCCCAAGCTGTACTCATAGTGTATTGAACCACGTGATCACCGTTACCAATTTCTGTCACATATAGCTCTGTTCCATCGTTTCCGATAAAAAGGCCCGAAGGGTTCCAGTTGTGAGTTTGATCGGTGGTATATGTGTAATCAGTAGATCCATGAGTGCTTATGTCCCAAGCTGTAGATAGCGTGGTTTCTCTTATTTGATCAGCATTGTTGAGAGTGTAAATTTTTGTGCCGTCAGGCTTGAAAAATACGCCGCGAGCATCTCCGCCTACGTTGACAGTGTCAAACCGTACAAAGCTTGCGGTGCTTATGTCAGGCCAAGAGTCATCGGCACTACTTGTTGGAACATTACACCCAAGCAAAGAAAGTAGAATGCTCATGACAAACCAACACCAGAAATCCAAGTTGCCGTACTAATAGAGTAAATAGTACACATACCATATGGTGCCAAAGTAAGGGAAGATGCGCTTACTATACCAGTACCCACATGCATTGTAACTACATTACTATTTTTATTGATAGTTACATTAGCAGTTTGACTTGAATTTATAATTGTTAAAATTCCACCACCACCAGTTGCTGATACCGAGCTAATTGTTACAGTTTCACCGTTAGAAAAATTAACTACTTGACCATAGTAATCTTCAGTGTTTATGTTGCTTTGAGGAAATGCAAATGGAATATATTTAGTGGTAGTGTTTCCAGTTAATACAGTGTCACCATCAATGATATTAGTACCATCAGTTTTTAAGGTAATTTTATTACCAGCTGTATTGGGAGTACCTTGGCTGTCAACTTGTTGGATTACACCATCAACGCTAGTACCACCAACATTTACGTTATTTACTCTTAATGCACTCATCAGAAACCTCTTATTTTGTGGATAGATACATAAGAACCGGGTGTCTCGTCCAAAGACAGTGGTGCCCCAGTGTTAAATGGATCTGGCGCACAAATAAAATCGGAAGCAGCGTGCGAACTGTTTGACACCCTTCCGGTCTTAAAATAAATTCTATCTGTTGGAAACATTCGAACAATTACAGTATTAGTAGTAAACCCAAAGTCAACAATATTTGGAGCTAATTTGCAATAAGTAGAATATCTTTCCTGTACACTAGCGGTACTATTTGTATGCTCAATAAAATTACCAATGTGTCTTGTAGTAGTATTACTGGAATCTCCCTTTACAGCTAGAACGTGCGTAACACTATAATAAGCAAATTCTGGTGCAATCCAGCAAAGATTGGTGGAATCGTATGCATTATGTGTATCTATATTGCCAGAAGGGTTGCCGCTTGCGTTTCTAAACCCTGTATAATCTACAGTTTGCGGAGTTGTTGCATCTGTATTTAAATTTGTTGTATGATATGGAGTATTTGGTTCAAAATTGAAGCCACGAAAAACCTGGATACTTGAATCAGTTTTAACACTTTCCCAATCAAGTTCACCTGAAGTGCTGCTAGCAACTAAAGCTTGTCCAACAGTAGAGTTGTTGCTTGGAAATTGAATTGTTACGTCAGTTGACGTGGGGGCAGCGGAAAGGGAGACTGAGCCTCCCCCGCTACTATTTAATTTAATAGAAGACATAATGGTTTAATTAAACGATAGTCCAAGTAGAACCAGCCGGGATAGTAGGTGTAGCACCCTGATTCACAGTGATTGGCCCAGCACTCATAGCATTTTTACCGGGAGTAATGCTGGTGGCAGTAGTTATAGTTATATCATTTTCAAAGAAAACTAAATCACTTCCTCCGCCTCTAAGTGGTGATGTTTGCCAATACAAAGTCCCCGCGCCGTCTGTAGACAGTGTTTGAGCAGCAGTACCATCTGCATCTGGTAATGTCCAAGTAACATCTGTTGCAGAGGGAATAGAACTAGGAGCTTTAAATCCTACAAAGTGAGAACCGTTAGCAGCTAATTCTTTAAATGCAAGAGTGTTAAGAACGTTACCAGCAGTTTCAGAAAGGATTAGGTCTCCAGTAAATGTATCACCAGTAGTACGTGCAACACTATCATCAACTTCAAGATTTCCACCAGTAAACTGCAGACCAGAGTTAGACCCGTTTAAGTCAACGCTAAATTCATCACTTGCATTAAGTGCAAGACCATCGCCAGCGGTATAGGTGGTGTTAGTGTCAGTTGAAGCAATAGTAATTGAACCTGAACTATTTGTAATACTAACGTTAGTGCCTGCAGTTAAATTAGCAACGCTGTATCCAGCACCAGTAGAACCAATAAGCAGCTGACCATCAGTAGGTGCTGTTGTAGTACCAGTACCACCATAAGCAGTTCCAATTTCGGTACCATTCCAAGTACCAGTAGTAATGGTACCTACTGAAGTAAGGCTTGAATTAACAACAGCAGAACCAAGGGTTGTAGAATTAAGAACACTGACATTGTTAATCTTATAATCTTTAGAAGATGCAAGATCAATATTTTCACTTGAAGTCCAGCTGTCAGTACTGTTAATCCAGTTAAAGGTTTTATCAGTTGCACCTTTAAGTGTGATGCCACCGCCATCAGCAGTAGTGTCGTTTGGAGAAGCAACTGAACCTAGTTCAAGGTTTTTGTCATCCACCGTGACGGTGGTGCTATTTACGGTGGTGGTCGTTCCGTTAACTGTCAGATCACCTCCAACAATTATATTACCGGTTGTATTAACAGTAGCTGCTGCAATATCACCACCATTTGTAATATTATTGCTGTCAAGATTAATGTTACCTGACATCGTACCACCAGCTAAAGGTAATGCAGCATCAGCAAGATCGTAAGCACTTTTTACTGCATTAGCTGTCGCAGCAGTAGTAATTGAGGTGCTGTTTGTCGCATCGTTTAACTGTACGACACCCACGCTGGTAGTTGTAGCATCGTTAATATCTAAAGTAACAGTTTTTACACCATTAACAGTAGCAGTGCTTTCAGTAATAGGTGCGGTTACAACTACATCTTCAACTTTACCATCTGTGTACAACTTAGTTGCAGCATCTCCATTATCACTTGGGTTATAAAGATTTACAATTTTATTATTATTTAGGTCAACATTAGATCCAATTTGAATGCCATTTGTGTCGGTAGAACTAATAGTATGAGTAGCAGTATTCAAATTCTGGATAAGAAGAGGAATACCTAAACCGCCAGTTGGTGTGGTAATAGTGCCTGACAACTGATCAATTTCAAAAGCACCGGCTTTAAATTTACCTTGATGGTCTACGGTAACAGCCCAAACTTTGCCGTTGTTAATCTCAGTGATCTGTTTTGTTTCATCAGGTCTTCCGCCATTTTCTGGCAGAGCACTGTAATCAGTACCACTTCCGGCATATTCCATAGTGTGACCGCTAGATGCGACCATAGAACGGAAGTAGAATGAGACAGTAGCATTATCTGCAACGTTAGAAGCTAAGCCATCATTCAGAGAA